CCTATCCATGAGGTTGGAAAGGAAAGGACACACAATGCAAAAGCGAGCGCACCTATAACAACTGCCATGGCAGTAAAACCCTTTGCAAAATCCCAAAAGCCAACCCCCTCTAGTTCTTTAAAAGAACCCATAAGGACTCCTAAACCTGCAGCTGCGATTCCAATTCCGACTCCCATCATTAATACCCCAGCACTCAATGCAATAAACCCGGGTGCGGCGCCGGCGGCTGTGGCACCGAGTTTCGCAATACCAAGAATCAGCGGCAGGAATTTAAATGCAACCCATACACCAACAAGTATCTTCCAGTGGTTCGCGACCCACTTGATTGCAGTTCCAACGCCTTTCATGATGTCCATAAACTTAGCAATTTTTGGGTGAAGCCCATCGTTGCCGTCGGCCCATCGTTCAAGACTTGTTATCATGCGATCAATCCAATCAATGACCGGATCCAATACCGGGATCATCCGCATAAGCAGCGCTTGGATTCTTTCTTGGAATGTTGCCATCTCGCGGGCTGCTATAGCTGCTTCTTCAAAGTCTGCAGACGTTTGATTCAGTCCTCCTGACAGGGCATCCATATCTCCGCGCATTAATGCGGCGAGATCCGATACTTCTTCAAGACCAGCGGCTTCTGTATAGAACTTTCTCTGGTAATAAGACATATCATCGAATGTCATGCCTGTGTCTTTTATGGCGTCTCGAATCATTTCGAATCTGGCTGCCGGATCGGTCTCCATCATAAGATCCATGGCATTAACGAAGTTGCCGCCCAAAGCAGCGTTAAGCATTCCGGCGCGTTCGGCGGCGCCTTCGAATGTGTCGAACTTTTCGGTCAAAGCAATCAGTTTGCCAAGCTCCATACCGGTGATCTTGGAAATTCGTGCAAGATCCTTAAATGCCTCTACACCCTGAGAACCCATTTTTGCTAATCTGTTGCCCATCTGTCCAAATTGTTGAATGAGCATCGCTGGTGCGACTCCCAGATCCACAGCGGCGGCTCTCAACTCTAATAGCGAGCGGCTAGCGGTCTCTGCAGTGTCTCCGAAGGAGATTGTGAGGGATTGCATGGCTTTCGAGCTAACGTCGGCTGAAACGCCAAGACGGCTCATTACAGCGACGGTATCGCCCAATTGTGCACGGGTGGATTCAGATGTCATGGTGAAATCAGTGAAAGTCCCATGTAGGCTCGTCCATGCTTCTTGGTTCTCTTTCACGGAGACTGTATATTTACGAGTTCTTTCGTAACCGTTTGTCATCTCTCTTGCGAGGCTTTTGCCTCCGCCTGTGGCTTTTCTAAACGCAGACTCTGACTCGTTCATTACGAATACGAGTTTTATCATCGAGTTGATGAAGGCGCCTATGCCGGCTTTAACTAAATTGAAGCCGAATGCCCTAACTGCGTTGCCGCCGCCGCGGAAGGCTTTCGCTACTTTTCCCAATTGGGCGACGTTGAAAACGGGGTGGCTGCCATATGGACCGAGTGCTCCGCCAAGGGCGTTGCCTAGGTCGCGGGCTGCGGTGACCCCTTCAGTGAATGCGACATTGGTTTTGTTGATTACTTTTAGCTTTTCTTTGGCTTTCTTAAGCTCTTTTTTAGCATTCTCAAGTCTTTTAATGTCTTCTGGTTCTCGGGAGATTCCGAGGCGAACTGTCTCCTGTGCAATCTCATACTCTTTCTGTTTTAGACGAACATGTTCGGCTTGGTGGATTGAACGAGCTTGTTGGGACTTTCCTAAGCCAGCATAGGCGTCCCTGACCTTCTCGATTACACTCCTTTCCTCTTCCCAGCGCTTTTTGGTATCTTCGGGTTTTTCGCCGGCGCGCTTTTTTGTTGTTGTGGTTGGGGTCCCGCTCTTTTCGCTAGCTAACTTATCAAGAAGCTCGATTATCTGTTTTTCGCCTTCAGTTATCGACATGCCTAAACCCTCCGCACATTATATACCTGCAATAATTAGTTATATGAGGAAAAAGCGGGCGTTTATGAAAAGACACTTATATCTTTATTAGGATTTGCCGATATGTTTGGGTGCTGGTGGCTGATTATGGGCATTTAGAGTTTGTGATCTAGACGAACCTCCACCCTGAGCTTCTTCCATTGCTTGCTGCTCTGCCTCCAATTGTCGAATGAGGCGCTGAACGAACCACTTGCGCAATCCTAGCGGCAAGTTATAGGCTTCGGCGAACGACCAGCCTCCGGAGTATTTTAGGAAGAAGAACTGTTCATAGACGTCTTCCATATACTCATCGGTTAGGCCAAAAAAAGTCCGCGGTGAGCGGCACCTCCATATCTTGCTCAAAATCGCATTCATTGCATTCGAAATGCTGCGTAAGATCAACGTTGGGGGCTGCTAGTTTATATGCCATTCTCAAATGCTGAGAATCTGTGGAGGGCATGTTTTCGATGACATAATCAATGATTTCCTGGGAAGTTTCGCCTTTTACGGAAACGATGAGATTTCTCAACTGCTGTGTTACCAACTTCTCATGAGAGTTTCTCTTATCCTTCTTTTGGAGCTTCGCCGTCATCTCTCTTTCATCTGCTCCGGTCAGGAGCCTAAATACAACGTCCATTTGGAGGCGTGGGAGAGTCACTGTGAATGTCCCGTCCTCGTTGTAACGAGTATCGAGAGTATCGACGTCGCTGCCGTCATATATTTCTGCTTCATTAAGATCAAAGGTATATTCTTGCTTTGTCTCGCAGGATGGGCAGGTAACCCCTGTTGTATATTCATTGCCGTAGCCCGAAACTCGGGTTGCAATAATTATCGCATTTCTATCGCCTACCAACAGGTGGTCGGGGCGAATGCTTTTATCGGTAATGAGGCTTTCGAGAACTCGCTCGATTGCCACGCCTTTCTTAAGCAGTGTGCGTGATGTCAGCATATCTTCTTCTTTTGCTGTCAACTGCTTGATTTCAATGGTTTCCTGATCACGGAGGGGGTGTCCCTCTGGATACAGAAGTCCTTTTGATGGGAGTTCTACGAACTCTGTGGGTACCACGAAGGAGAATCCTTCGATCCCAGCACCTTGAAGTACTGGTGCGGGTGTCGCGGTGTCTTTGGGGGTGTTTCCTCCCACGCGACCTCTATTTCTAGACAAATTTCACCTCTTGTTTATTTAACTTTTTATACGTCGAAGAACGATGAACCACCAGCGCCAGCAACTGCGGCTGATTCTCCAGCAGTCTCGACTCGTGCCCAGTCATACTTCAGAGTAACCGACATCTCAGTAAGCTCATCATCGCCATATGCAAGATCACCGTACTTAAGCTCAGTTACGAATGAGTTCCACAGTGTCCATGTTTCGAGCGGGTTGCCGTCGGAGTCAACCTGTGTAATAATAACCTGTCCCAATGCGCCGGCAGCTTTTGCCTTAGACATCGTGCCCAGATCGTTAGCGTCAGTCGGAGGACTATAGCCTGATTGCACAATAATGTCTGAGAGTGTTGCTGCCATATCGGGCTCAACTGGGTCAACCAATGTTAGACTAACATCCTGCCATGTGACGGCGCCTGGATAGAAGAAAGTGTGGTTGAGATATTTGTGCTCTGCGGCATTTACCGTAAAAGAAGGCTTAGTAACCGTTTTTGCATACCAGAGAGCTGCTCCCCCCTGTGCTGCAGCAATTCCTTGGAACTCCACAGTGAATCTAAATTTTCTTTTAGGATCTTGAAGGGCGGTATCTTGACCGAAATTTGTTGACCAGAATGGCATTAGTTGGAACTCCTGTTATCTATATTATATAGTGTTGTGAGGGGTTTTATCCCCCCATCTTTCCTAATCATCGAATGAAGCCCCTGTCGAAGCGATCACAAAGTCGATTGCGATATATTCGATAGCTCTTGCGGGTTTCACCATAATCTTGGCATACATGACGTTTTGATCGATTAGATCTGGCGTCGTGGTAGACTCATCAAGAATCAACTTGTAGTCTGTGATACCAAAATCAACTTTTGTGTTGGCAAGAAGCGGCTCAATCAGAGATTTGAACCGGTTCCATGTTGCTTGGACATTTTGTTCGAAAAGGACCTGTGTTGAAAGGATAGAGATTTGCTTCTTGAGGTAAATCACCATTCTTCTAACGTTGATCCTATCGAGTGCGCTTGCGCGCTCTTGGAGGGTTTTCTGTCCAAATACCACGATTCCACTAGATGGGAATGAGGCGATAGGGTTAATGCCAGCTTCATATAGAGTATCTCTATTCTTCGAAGTAAGCTTCTCGGTAACTCCCGTGATTGGGATACCGGCAGCGCCTTCAGAGAGGCCACCGCGATTAAATCCTGCTGGAGCAAACCAGACTTTGGATTTCTTCTCGGAACTTGCAAGAACTCCCATCATTGCGATACTTGGCGGAATCCACAACATTTGACCAGTTTGGTCGCGTGTTTGAACCCACGGGTAGAAGGTTGCACCATAAGAGGAGTCAATTCTTCTGTCTTTAAGTGAGCTAGCAGCTTGTACCGGAGTGGTTCCGATTCTGTTGCTCTTGTCAGCGTAATACTGCTCTGAAGCAGGGTAGTATACATCTGGCAAGTCAATCAATGCCAGCGCGTCTCCACGAGCCTCACACATGTTAATCATGCGCTCAGTAAGGGTCTTATTGGTGAGTCCCGGTGCTGCCACAAGGTTCATGTCCAAAGTCTCTGGATCTGCGAGTGTATCAATAGCTCTTGCATATGTGTGATATGCATAGCTGTTGTCTTCGGTAGCTGCCGACGTCATACCCCTGTTATAGAGAGGATCTGGCTTGGCAATGTCCCAGCCATCGAATCCGCCCCAGAAGGGAGCAGTAAACTGGTTCATGCCGGCGTCAAGCAGCGCGGTATAGGAACCAGTGCTGACAGCCCTTTCGTCGGTGCGTGAACCTGAAATATAGCGATATGCTCCATTTGTGCCCATCATAATGTTATCCAGTGAGAAAACGTAAGACCAGTTATCAACACCAGGTGTGGAGTTGACAGCAGCCAAAGCTCCGCCGGTTCCATTCGTTGGATCTGCTGGGAAATCAGCATAAAGTAGTCTGTGCCAGTCATTAACACTTCTATCATAACGTGTAGAACCCGCGCTTGAACTTGGAGTTCTAACGGTTGACCATCCCCAATATGCGTCAGTGGGGTTGGAAAGTCCACCAGCACTAGCTGAAAGACGCATGCGGTCTTTCGGGAAGTTGAGGGTTACAGTGGCGTCAGAGAGACACCATGCGTTACCGACGCCGGCGCCACCGTGTGCAACCTGAACAAAGGCATCTGCCGGCGCGTCGACTGTAGATGCGCCACCGGGAAGTCCGGCGTGGCCG